GGTGATGCAATTACCAATCGTAGTGTCATAATAACCCGAGAGCATCTGGTACTCGGTGCACCAACTGACACTACAGTTAATTCCACGGGATTCAATGATTATTTTCTTCCGCCAATCTATTGCGCGTACAAATAGTGCATCGCCAAAGCAACTTTTTTGAAACCAAATGTTTTGCTCATGTGCTGGGCGCTGCGTACTGGAGTCATATGAGCCGGCGTCGCATTCAATGACTACATAATCTGAAAAGCCATTAGAAGATTGGCTATTACCGTACTTCGCGTCCGTTTCGACTTGAAAACACTCATACAATGTCTGATATTCTTGTTCTTCGATTAATAACGGACGTCCATTACACTTTAATATATCAGCAACTAGCCGATCGCGCAATGCAATTAATGTCGCACGGTCTTGTCCATAATAACGTTCATAGACGGCACAATACTGCTCGTCTGTTTCGGGCGTGCGCTCATATTGTCTGAACGTTATATTCGTTGTATAATCAGCATCAGGTTTACTTTCAACTACTATCTTACGCATCTCGTCAAAAGTTTTTGGGAACCCGAAACCGCCGACTTTGATGTGCGCCCGCGCGATTGGCTCAGCGAAGGGACAGCCTGAAAAATTCAAGAAAAAGGATAAAGCTTTACACCAATAGAGCTTCTTAAACTCATTTGAATCATAAAATTCGTCAGCGTCTGATTTGTAAAGTTTATCCATTTCTTTGTCCAAAATAAAATGCGGGAATTTAATCGTTTGTTTGGCCCATCGGAGCATAAAACGCATTTCCTTACCATGCATGAAGAAGCCGCCCGAACAATAATTACACATGTGTATGTCACTTCTGACATATATAGTCGGATCGCGGCCCCAGTCACGGTATTTTTCTTGAAACTCCGCCGAGTCAAACATCCTGCGTGAAACTACGCACACATTATCGTCACCATTAACTAGCATCCGGAAATTCTCGAGTAACTCATTATTTCTACCACGTGTAACACGATCAATGCAATCTTGCATCTTTCGTCCAAGTGCTTCCGGAGTGTTGCCCGCCGTAATAATACAAAAGTCCGTTTCAGGATTAGCGAAATGTTCTTTAAGGACTTTGTAGCAATTGTAAGCGTGTGGTGCCAA